CGTACCAGCCAATACCACTAGGTGTTTCGCCTTCGTATCCAACTACTGTTTCGATTGAACCAGATGTGTATGCTCCGTCTGGATATGAACCTGATGCTTCAATATTAACATAGGGACCTGCAAACGCAGCACCAGAGAATAGAAGAGGAGTTGCAGCAAGTGCTGCGAATGTTGATTTGATCATTTTGTTTTTACTTAGTATCTCGCAAGGCATTAAAAAGACCCTTGCGGATGATAATTCTCTCGACATAGAGAATTTTTTTACATACGCAAAGGGTTACGATCTTTCGAGTCCTTTGTTATGAAGTTATTTATAATACATCATTTCCCTGATGTTGTCAAGTCCTTCCTTTTTTCTTTGTATTGGAACACTTGATCGAGATTAAAATAAAGTTTATGGTTCTCTGTTGTGAGATAATATCCTTTGATCTCGTTACCATCACAATGCCATCCATAAGCGATCAGTCTTTCTGCAATACCATCCAATCGAATCTTCTTATCCCCCATAAGATAGTCGTGGTAGCGTTCGTCTAGGTTAACCATTTTCTTGAATCTCCTTGAGTTTTCCTTGCAGATACTCAATACATTCATCACGATATTGCATTAATTCTGTAAAACAATCTTGGTTGTATGCACAACCTCGTAATTTGGGGTCTGGTTTATGCAGACTCTCGATCAGGAGTGTCATTCCCCTGATCTTCTGGTCTATTGTCGCCATTGATACTTTCTTGTGAGGGTTTCTTAACATTATATATGGAATCGTCCAATCTGGCAACCTCTGCAAGAGGAGATCTAAAATACTTTCTGATCTTCTTAAGTTCTTTTGTCATTTTCTTTTGGTCACCAGCAGCACGACCCAACCCACGTTTGATTGATGCTAGTTCTTTCTGGGACTTTTGTAGTCTACGATCTGCGTAATCCATTAGTTAACTTCTGTTGCGATAATATCAAACCACCTTTGTTGATTTGGTAAGTAAGCGTTTTGATTACTATACCACACCTGAGAGGTTTTGTCGTGCATCTGCTGATAAATTGCAAACCTAGCGTTACGTTTGTAACGACCGTTAGTTGCATCACGAACACGAACATTCCTAGGTAGTTCTGTTTGTTTAGGGAAGAAAGGAGATTCTGGTTCTCTTCCTTGTGTGTACTGTAACTGTGTCGGTGGCCAGTCCACACGCATAACGAATCCTTCACTGTACGCTTTACCGTACGACATTACCTGATGTATGTTTACGTTGCCGAAGAAACCGTACCTCTTAAATCTATATGTGTCACCGTTTTGATATGCAAATTGATATGTAACTTTAATCTTCAATCTTATCTTCAATGGTTTACCCTTACTCTCTGTGTCAAGGTAGTCTGTCATAAAGATAACTTCATTACCTAATGAGGTTTGCTTCAAGAAGTATTCGTGGAATGATTGTGCTTGATTAGATTCATCTATCCTAAACATACTACCAAAGATCTCATCCATATTAACAACGTATGTGTTTGCTTGCATCACCTTGTTATCTACAACCACCTGATTAACTTGTCTTGGTTCAGATAGGAATGCAGTTTGTGCACCTATAGAAATGTCATTGATCTCACCATCAGTGTTACTACCTTGAGGACATTCAACATCATTGATGCCAGTTACCTTAACTCCAAGATAGTATTCGTTCCTACCGTACAAGAAATCATCGTCATCATCATCCGCTTCACCAACTATAATATTAAACTCATCATTAACTTGGAAACCACCTGACCCATAGTCCAATACCTCAACGAGTTCCCAGTTAGTTTCAGATTCGGATGCATCGTGTACTGTGTACTTAAGTTTAAGTACAACACCATTAGCACCTTCTGCTTCAACGAATCCAGTATCATTATCATTTAGATTATTAACTCTATACTGATCAGCATACTTTAGATTAACTGTTTCATCATACCCACGTACCTGTAAGGTATTAGATTGAACAACTCTATTAGTTAATACAGTAGTATAATTCTCTTTTGTATTGTCATCGTTATCCTCCTCATAATTAAATATTTGGAAACTGATAGGCAAACCACAAGGTTCTGTTGGTTCGTGTGATGCTAGGTTACCGTTGTTCTGTGCAGGATTGGTTGTCCTATAACTTTGAGAGACTGTAGTCAATAGAAGATCCCAATGGAATAGAAACTCACCAGTGTCTTCGTCTCTTATAGACATAGAAGGTGTGACTCTACCATTATAATGACCTGCATCTATAGATTTTAATTGGAAGGTAATCTTATCTCCCTTAGCAACCATAAAGGTTACCAATGACTTACCTATTTTCTCCCAGTCACGTACCTTTGATCGTTTCTCATAGAACTCTGTACCATTTCTTCGAAGTGCCCAAGTAAACTCAGTACAGTCACCATATCCTCCTGTCATACCACCATTAGATCTTATGGTTAGGTTTGCATCTCTCCTAACACGTATACTCTGTGTTGTGTTTAGTTTATATGAAACACCACCAGTACAACTAGAACATCCAAAGTTCTCTTTAGATTCATTCATCTTTCCACATTCATTACGAGTCATCGCAATATTTCTAAACTCTTTCTTGAATATAGCTTTGTCACACTGATTATCCTGTGTAACTATGTCTGCATACTCAGGTACTGCTGGATTAGTAAAGACATAGCACTGAATACCTTCATACAAATACTCTGACCCACCATACCTTAGATGATATGACAGTTTCATATCATTGTAATCATTATCTGGATTATCAATAAGATCTTCCCAGTACTGCCACGTTCTATCTGGCCACCTTGTCATATCCTTACCATTTTTATTGAGATGTGGCTGAGAGAATGCTACTAAGTTCTGTGACTGAGCTGAGGTACTCTGATCTATTCTCCATCCATTACCTGTGTTAGTGAACGTGACTGCATCACCCTTCGATGTTCCTCTGTTGTCACCGTCAGGTATCATAAAGAATCCTAACTTACAAGGAATATATTGATTGAGTTCTTCTGCGGTGACTTTAAAATCAAATCTACCCGAAGCATCAGTCGCATTTTCTAGCAGCACTCTACCGTGTATAGGTTCATCGTTAGCGTTAGTAACATACCATCCCATAGTATTGTCATATGCTGCTGAGCCCTTCTCACAGTTGAAAGTAAAGTTTAAATATGTTTCTGCCTTGTCATTTAGTTTATAGAATCCTTCACGTAAGTTTGATTCAATAGGCGGACCTCCAATAGGAGTCAAAGTATACCTGTGATCGTTAGATTGAGGGGAGTAATACCTATAAAGTGGTGCAGCGATTTCTCCATCCATCAACTCTGAAATCATATCCTGTTTGTCTGTGAACCCATAGAACAACACAGTGTCACGTGAGCCCATACCAGCTGCGTTCATAGTGCTCACCTCACCAGCTGGGTCAGTGGTAAGCATATGATCTACAGTCGATGATGAATATGATATGTACACAGGTACAGATCCACGTGCACTCTGTGATGCGTGTCCATAGAAATGTGGTTCAGATTTACTAACATATCCACCAGGCTGACTGTTGGAAATGCTATACATATGATCAGATGATATTGAATTAGATAATATACTAAACCTACCATTCACATCGGAACCGTGACCATCTCTGAATACGATAGTCTTATTGGTACCATACTCTTGATTCACCTCAATATTATATCCTCCTGTAGGATGTAGACCTGTATAAGTGATCGAGTATGTACCAGCAGTCAGTGATAAAGTCTGTGTTGTTACACCACGTGTACCTGATCGTGTAAATGTAGCACCACCTACGTTTATAGTGTCTACAGCTGTGCCAGCTGAGTACTGTTGATCCTTCCATCGATGTTCTAATGTAACGATACAAGTACCAGTACCTGATACAGTCAGTGTATCTTTGTCTGAAAATGTAGCGGTTGCTGTCGGAGATGTACCAAGTATGTGTTCATACACAGGGATACGTTCCGTCACACAGTTACGTATGCATATTTTTCTACTGACTCCAAACATCGACTGGGGAGTAAAGGAGTCACAATCTGCTTTAGGTGGTTTCCAAGCTCCCCCTACGTATGGTTTAAACAGACACTTCAAATGCTCTTTAAGACACTTCTCTAAATCTGGGTTCTTTCTGGGAGGACATACGATAGGTTCATTATGTAATCCAATACAGATGTGATCATCACGATCATCCTCTACACTTGGCACATATAATTCTAGTCTACCCATATCAGGAACTGCCAGTCCTTCACCCTCTAGGATAGGAATTAGGAAGTCCCAATCAAATCCCCACCTGTTATTGAAATCATCCTGATCAGGTGTAGGAAAGTTATCTCCTCTCTGTAGTGGGTCACCATAACATTGACCTATTAATTGTTCAACTACAGCATCAATAGTATTGGGAGCAGCACCACCACTGGGTGCACCAATAGGTCCTCCACCACTTTGTACTTCTTCTTGTTCCTCTGTCTCTTGACCATAGCAGTTACCATCAAGGGGACTTGTGAGTTGTATTTTGGGTACATCATCTACTGCACCACCACCTGACTGTAGGTCAGATGCTGACGACTGTTGTATTGTTTCTTCTGCGTCTGGTAATTCTTGTGTACGCTGAGCTATACCACTCCCATCTGCGGTCGTGTTAACTGCACCACCACCAGATTGAATTTGCTGTTGATCCTCTGCCGATTGACCTGGATCACAGTTCTGTTGAAACCAAGCATTATTATTACCCATACTTTATTTAGTTGGGATATCGAATAAAACCTCATCAATATATTTCCTAGCAAATAGGGGATCAAACCAATTACTAAGCACTGCGATTGTCTTCTTGTTTTTACGTTGCTGTTTACAATAATATATTTGATCATCCATCCTAAGCATTTGATGCACCCAATTAGGATCGTGTTCACTTGTTAGTACACGATCAGTAAACTCATTCAAACAATCGTGCAATAGATATTGATAATCTAACTGTGCTCTACCATCTTTTAATCG